ATGCCTTTGGGTATCTACTGCTAGGTGGTGGCGAATATAAGCGCATGACTAGGGGTAATCTAGGGGCATCTAAGACATTCATAGCCCAGACTGTAGCTAATAGCGATTTTGAGATATTTGGCTGATGAAGATATCTATTCCATATGAAGTATTGAATGAGCAGATGCATAAGCGCAGAGGCTTATTCACTTTGCCGTTTGTTATTGAACACTTTGACCAGATGGATATAGACCAACCTGAGTTGCTGGCAGTATCTAGAGGTTATGGCATTCGAGATATGGTATCTAGCCAGGCTCAACTAGGTACGGCCATCACTATCTTCTATCAGGGTAAACCCGTAGCTATTGTTGGGGTCATATTGTTCTGGGGTGGCGTTGGTGAAATGTGGGCATTGTTCGATCACCAGGCTAGAAAGATGCCATCCACAATGGTTAAGTGTGCTTTATCGTTTATAGATATCGCTATGAGATATCTAGACTTGCATAGATTGCAAATAACAGTTAGAACTGATGACAGTCGTGCTATTCGTTATGCGAAGGCTTTGTTTTTTGAAACTGAATGCGTAATGAAAAAGTATGGCCCAGACAAAGTTGATTCTTACTTAATGACGAGGTTATAAATGGGTGGATTATTTGGTGGTAAGCCAGACACAGGGCCAGCAGAACGCGCGGCCGCTGAGACCAAGGCTCAGACAGAGGCTATGCAAAAGCAAGCCGCAGACGAAAAGCGTCTATTAGCTGAACAGAATGCGGCACGCCAGAAGGCGCGATTGCGTGGTGGTAGTCGGATGCTTTTATCTGACACTCGTTTAACTCCAGAGACAGGCGTGCAAACCCTTGGATCTGATAAATCAGGAGTAATGTAATCATGGGTGGAACAGTTGGTAGAGTAATTGGCTTAGGCCCAAAAGAAGTAATTGAGCGCGCCGCTGGTAATGTATTAGCAGAGCCACAAAAAACAGAAGCAAAAGCGACAAAGGTGCAAGAAGAAGAAGGCGCGCGTATGCGTGCATCTCGCCGCCGAGGTCGCCAATTGCTATCTGATGCTCGTTTAAACCCAGAAGGTGGAGTTCAAACACTAGGTGGAGGATCTAATCTTGGATAAGATGAAAGATAAATTCCAGAAGAAAGTCGGAAAAGTAATGCGCGAATATAAAGCTGGTGGCTTACATTCTGGCAAAGGTGGTCCAGTTGTTAAGGATCAGAAACAGGCCGTAGCTATTGCAATGAGTGAAGCAAGACAGGCAACTAAAAAATGAAACAAGGTCTATACGCAAACATCCACGCCAAGCGTGAGCGCATTGCTGAAGGATCTAAAGAAAAGATGCGTAAGCCTGGCGCTCCTGGCGCACCGACTGACGCTCAATTTAAACAAGCCGCTAAAACTGCTATGAAACCTAAGAGCAAATAATGGCTATTGAAGTAAAGAGAGAGTCTCTTGATACTAAATCTATCCATGTATCACCATCCTATGTCGACAAAGATGGATTACATTATTTGGTTGGATCCGATAGACCTATTCCAACTCTTGATGTTAACCACCTAAGATTGCATGAAGGTCGCGCATTTAAAGCATATCGCTTATATCCAGATTCAGCAAAATTGGCCGCTGGAGCAAGTTGTAATATAGCTATTGCATGGGCAAGCGGAGTAACTGCTCATATATTAGTTGATGCAAGTTGTGGTGGAGATGCAGAATTATATATATATGAGGGCGCGGTTGTAACTGGAGGCACATCATTTACTGCCATTAATCGTCATAGAATTTTAGATACTGCAAGTCAATCAGCTATTTTAATAAATCCAACAGTTACTAGCGTTGGCACTCAAATTGACGGAGAGATTATTGCTGGTGGATCTGGAAAAAAATCTAACGGCGCTGGATCATCTGCTTTAGAGATGGTGTTTAAACCATTAACTACCTATCTTTTTAGATTAACTAATGTAAATGGCACTTCACACATGGCTGAATTAATTATTGAATGGTACGAATAATGGAAGATTATACAAAAGGCAAATGCCCAGAAGTACTTAAAGATAAAGAGATAAGTATTTTTAATCATCGAGTGTGCATTACTAAGGCTGATTTAGGCCCAGCTAATCCTAAGATGCCAGAGGTTATATTTTGGCTTATGAAGTCTGCCAAGTGGAATGTAAGCGAATGTGCCGCACGCGAGATGGTTTGCGGCAATTGTGGTCACTATTGGAAAACTAAATTCATTGATGACTGCATGAAAGAATATGAGCAAGTTACTCCACCAGAGGTTGATCCAGCATGGGTTGATACTAATGAGTCTGGCGGCTACTGTGATGAATGGGAAATTCCATGCACATCATCTAGGACTTGCGATACATGGGAGCCAGGTGGCCCTATTACTGATGCAAAGGGTAAAAACCCATTTGAAGGATTAGACGAGGATAATAATGGCTGAGATGAAACTAACCCCTAATGATATTCTTAAGCGCCACGATATCGCTCTGCGTAAGAAAGAAGATTTTAGAGACCTCTACGATGAAGCCTATGAATTTGCTTTGCCACAAAGAAACCTATATGACGGGTATTATGATGGTAAGGTTGGCGGCGCTAAGAAAATGAACCGCGTGTTTGACGCAACGGCTATCAATTCAACCCAGCGTTTCGCCAACCGATTACAGTCAGGCATCTTCCCACCGCAGAGAAAGTGGTGCCGTTTAGAAACTGGCCCAGATATTCCAGCAGACCGCAGACAAGAGGCCGCGGCCGCTCTTGATATCTATGCAGACAAGATGTTTGCAACTCTTAAGCAATCTAATGTTGATATTGCTATGGGTGAGTTCTTATTGGATCTTGCAGTTGGTACCGCAGTTATGATGGTTCAGCCTGGAGATGATACAACCCCCATTAACTTCATTCCTGTGCCACAGTTCTTGGTAGCGTTTGAAGAGGGCGCTAATGGCCAGGTAGACAATGTATACCGCCGTATGCGTATCAAGGGAGAGGCAATTGCCCAGCAATGGAAAGATGCCAACATCCCAGCAGATCTACAACTTAAGATCGATCAAAAGCCTACAGAGGATGTAGAGTTGATTGAGGCAACAGTATTGGATGTTAAGCGCGGTGACTTTATGTACTATGTCATTCACAAAGAATCTAAACAAGAATTAGTATTCCGTAGACTAAAAGTTAGCCCTTGGGTTGTCAGTCGCTATATGAAGGTTGCTGGCGAGATCTACGGCAGAGGCCCATTGATTACTGCATTGCCTGATATCAAGACTTTGAATAAAACTCTTGAGTTGGTGCTAAAGAATGCATCTCTAGCTATCTCCGGCGTTTACACCGCGGCTGACGATGGTGTGCTTAATCCAGCCACAGTCAAAATCGTACCAGGTGCAATTATTCCTGTTGCGCGTAATGGTGGCCCACAAGGCGAGTCTTTACGCCCATTGCCGCGTGCCGGAGATTTCAATGTATCTCAAATTATTATGAATGACCTACGCATGAATGTTAAGCGCATTCTGCTAGATGAGTCATTACCTCCAGATAATATGAGCGCTCGTTCTGCTACAGAAGTAGTAGAGCGCATGAAAGAATTAAGCCAAAACTTAGGCTCTGCATTTGGTCGTTTAATTAATGAGACCATGATTCCATTGGTAAGCAAGATCCTCCAAGTCATGGATGACCGCGGATTGATTGATTTGCCATTGCGCGTTAATGGACTTGAGGTTAAGGTTGCACCAGTTGCTCCATTAGCTATGGCTCAGAATATGGAAGATGTAACCAATGTAGTACAGTTTGTACAAATGGCTCAACAGTTTGGCCCAGAAGGACAAGCAACTCCTAAGATGGGTGAAATCATTGACTATATTGGTGACAAGCTGGGGATCCCTGTAAGCCTACGCTTTGATAAAGCAGAGCGTGATTACAATATCCAACAAATCAAACAACAGGCCGCTCAGGTTGCAGAACAAAATCCTGAGATGGTTCCCGAAATGATGAAGATAGCTGGAGCCTAATAGATGAATGTAGAAGGCTGGGAAGGTCTGCAAGAGCAGAATACTGATATCCGCGGCGCAGAACAGGCCGTAGAAGATTTAAACAAATTATGCCTCAGAGTACTTGCATCTGAGGATGGCGAAAAACTAATGAAGTGGTTAAGAGCCACTTTGTTAGAGCAACCAGTTGCCTTGCCTGGTTCTGATCCTAGCTATGCGTTCTACCGAGAAGGCCAGAACAGTATTATCCGGGATCTTGAAGCAAGGATTCAAAAAGCAAGGAAACTATAACAATGGAAACAACCGAAGCAGTCCAACCCACAGAAGGTAGCGGTGGCCTATTGGACTCAGTTGAATTTCAAACTGAGAGCCAGGTTAATGAAGGTCAGCCACAATCCACAGAAATAAGTCATCTAGCACCACAAGAAGATGACACCCCACTAGATCGTCCAGATTGGTGGCCAGAGAACTTCTGGAAAAAAGACAACGCAGAGCCTGATCTTGAGGGTATCGCTAAATCCTGGATGGATCTACGCAAACAGATATCGCAAGGAAAGCATAAAGCGCCAGCAGATGGTAAGTATGATGCCAGCGCATTTGGTGGAATCCCAGAGGATGACCCAGTTCGTAGCCATGTAATGACCTGGGCGCAAGAAAATGGGATATCGCAGTTAGCATTAGACTCATTGGTCAGCAAAGTAGTTGGAATGTCAGCCCAAAAGGCTGAAACAGTCCAGCGCTCCCTGGCAGAAGAGAAAGCCGCTCTTGGCCCCAATGCAGATGTTGTAATTAAAGGTATGACAGATTGGGCAAAAAGCCTTGTAAATAAAGGAATCTGGGGTAAAGATGACTTTGAAGAATTTAAATACATGGGCGGCACCGCTAATGGAATCAAGGCATTAATGAAGTTGCGCGAGTCCTATGAGGGCAACCGCATTCCGACACAATCAGTACCAGTAGACGGCGCTCCATCTAAAGATGAGTTATATCAGATGGTTGGAGATCCTAAATACAAAACTGATCCAGCATATAGGGCGAAGGTTGAGCGTATGTTCAGCCAGACCTTTCAATAAACTCTTCACGAGAGGTGTTTGCCCCGGTGCTTTATGGCCGGGGTTTTTTTATTTATAAAAAAGATGTTGTCTTTATCTGACAGTTCTGCTAGAAACTCCATAAGGCATACCATTTAATTGGCCCTTGATGCAGATTAATCTGACGATTGGCTCCCGTAAGTAGCAAGCGACTGGCCCAGAATACCGGCATACCAATGCGATAACCCTTTTTATTTTTATCTATTTTGGAGATTTCAAATGAGCGTATCTTTATCAAACGCCTTTGTAACCCTCTTTGATGCTGAGGTAAAACAGTCCTACCAGGGCAAAGCAATGTTGGTAGGTGCCGTTCGTCAGCGCAGAGGAGTTGAAGGCTCAACTGTTAAGTTCCCTAAAGTTGGCAAGGGCGTAGCTACACCACGCATTGGCCAAACTGATGTAACCCCATTAAATGTTTCTTTCTCAAATGTAACTTGTACTCTTGCTGATTACAATGCCGCTGAATATAGCGATATCTTTTCACAAGCTAAAGTTAACTTTGACGAGCGTTCAGAGTTGGTTCAAGTTCTTGGTAACGCCATTGGCCGCCGTCAAGACCAAATGATCCTTGATGCTTTAACTAATTCAAGCACATCATTAACTGTATCTAACGATATCGGTGGTAGCGATACCA